TTCCACGCCAGGACTGGTGGAGTCGGTAGAGCGCGTGCTACCCAGTAGTACCGGAAGTAGTCAGTGAACTTCTGTAGGTTGATTGGCGGCAGAAAATTGTTGCCTTGGCTGTAGAGCCATGACAGGTCATCATCAAGACCGATGGCCTTCGCCTTGTTCACCAGGTCCTGCACAGTGAAGGTGAACACCTCGGTGCCAACCTTGAAGTGCAGAACGGGAATGAGTTGGTTGATCTTGCGCTCAGCGTTCAACTCTGGCACCGGCGGAACTGTGCTTTCGGTGTCAGGCTTGTTACCAATGTAACCGAACAGTTGGGCGCTCTCGTTGTTCGTAAGGAACTGATTGAACGCGTTGCTGAGCAACGCTGTGCCGACGGGGTTCCGGAGATTTTCTGGAACGTAGCTGTTAAGGTCAGTGAATGGGCGGTTGATGTCCTGAGCCATTTGAAGAGCACGTTGAGACCATGAGCCTATTTAGGGCCCATGGAAGTGCGTCCCCGGGCTAGGAGAGCTTCCTGCTCGCCCTGAACCGCCTGTCGAGTTCCTTCAGGCGATCGATGACGTCATTCTCATCATCGTAGTACTCAACAGTAGAGTCATTGTCAAGGTTGTTGTATAGCAGCACAAACTGCCCATCTTTCCAGTTGACGAAGTAAGCGGTGCGCGGGCCATCCGAGGTGTGCAGTATTCCAAAGAACCCGGTTCTGTCAGCAAGCCTGTCCTGAACATCAGGAGCAAGCTTCATCATCAGGTCTATGCTGTCCTGAATGTCACGTGGCTCCTCAGCGCCGACGCCTTCAGCTAGCTCGCGAATCTTCACGTGATTATCTCTGGCGGATAGTGGCTGGTGTCAGGGCATCAACGATCTCGATGTCACTCAACTTAGCTGCTGACTGAAGGATCTCGTCATGGCCGCTTTCGACGGTGAAGAGATCACCGAAGGAGTTGGCACCGTAGACGGGCACCAGTACCACGGAGGCGACGTCAGCAGGCAGGCGCTGGTGGATCAGGCTGATAAGCTCAGTGGCGTAGAACGTGTCACCGAAGTCCCAGTTGTCGATCTCGAAGAACGTATTGATGACCGCCAGGATCTCATCCTTGATACGCTCATTGGTCAGGGTAGCCCCCTGTGCGCGAACCACCTTGAACTTGGCGCGTAGCTGTGGTTCAGCGAGATCGCCGAACAGAAAACGGAGCTTGCCAGGGTGCAGAACCACGGTGTCTGACAGCATTTTGTTGTCCAGCAGCGCACCATAGCTGTTGCGCAGTTCAAGCGGTGTCGGTGGTGTCGGGGCGATGGTAGAGGTACCACGGGCATATGCAATGGCCTGGTCGTAGTAGCCACGCGTCAGCACGAACGTATCGTGAATGTTCGTTACCGATGGGTCAATAATGTTGCCATATGGGGTGAAGTGCTGCCACATGAAGTCAAGACCTTCACCTTGGTTGTCAGCCAGTTGGCGACGTCCATACGTCCGTGTTTCATCAACGAAGGAGCCAACAGTCCACATCGATGCTGCTGCCAGATCACGGTTAGCACCCTTTAGCACCTCACCCGTACTCAGCAGGTAGAACTCATATGAGCTGTCAAGGCGACCTGCGAAGTTCTCGAACTGCAGTAGGCGATCTGGAATAAGGTCTCCGCTGTCATCTTCCTGGAGGAAGTCAGATGGCATGATGTTGAGCTCATGAATCTCAACAGTGCCAATGTCTGTGCGTACCTCACCCACGACATCATAGAGCTGATTGCGACCCAGTACATTGCCAAGGTAGTCAATGTTAGAGCGCAGAATGCGAATCTGATCGTACACACGGCGCTTGGTCTCGTTGTCGATTAGCTGCTGAGCCGTGTTGTACCAGAACTTTGTCTCATCACTGTGAATGACCAGCTTCAGGTCTCGCCAGAATACTTCGAAGCCAATGAGCTTGTTGGTTGGCTGCTGACGTACCTTACGCAGGAAGATCACCCATGAGTGCTCGTACAGCGCTCCAGAGGTAGACAACGGTGAAAACATCAAGTCGTGGTGAAGCGCTGAGCTAACACCGTTAGTGAAGCTTGGGAGCTCAGAGGAACCTAACACCTGCCACCAACCATTGAGGTTGATGAACGGAGAACCAGCGAAGAACGCACGTGGTACTGCAGCGCCCGCTGCACCGAAGTCAAGCACTACGGCATCACCATCTTCAAACGCGCTGAGAGGAGTGGGGCTGAACGTAAACACCTCAACCCCGTCGTAGTTGTATGGCTCACCGACGCGACCATTGGGCAGAGAGCCCTTTCGGTTGGAGCGAACTGCAAGCGTCTCGCCATCTGTCTGCACTTCTACCGTCCATACCTCACCCGCAACTGCAGATGCGGGACGGTCAATGGTGACAATGGTTGGCGAGGAGCCGCCACCAACTGCCAGCATGTAGGGGTTGAAGCGCAGCGCGAAGAACTCCTGCTCGGCAATCGGCTGAAGGCCGGAACCGATGTCACCAGGTGGGTATTTGTTGACGCCGTCGATGGTGCGTGGAACTGAGGCAGCATAGATACGGCTATCATCACGTGGATCGATAGATGGGTTAACGATACGAGCCCAGGTGCCGAAGCCATATGGAGCGTCAATGTACTCGATGGGCTCACCGTACCAGTGACGGTCGATGATGCCCTGCATTGCCGTCTTCTCCTTCAACGAGCCGTCGGCGGTGAGGCCGAATGACAGCACAGCCACGTCATTGCCATCAGCATCAGTGTAGGTACCTGCACGTGCGTCCTCAATGAAGCGCCTACGAGGAGCGGTGATGACCCCAGCGAGCGCAGGCGTGCTGGTGACGATGTAGTTCAGGGTGTTGATGACAGCCGTCTCGCTGAGCAGCGGCTCAATGACGGTATCAATGATAGCCTGACCAGTGACGGACGTAGACAGCGAGTCGAGACCAATGGTGTAGCGAAGCTGCGCATCATCACCGAACAACTTGACGTTCTCGTACTGGCCTGAGGCATCGTTCCAGTCGATGTACTTGGGCTGACCAGCGAAGGTGCGATTGACTGTCTTCAGGCGCAAAATGGTTGGGTCACGAAGCAGGAACGTGTTGTAGTCCTGTCCGTTGACCATACGGTTCTGCGCGTAGTACGTGGCTGGCGCGTTCTGGCGCAGGCGCTCGATGGTCTCAGATGGGGCGCCGTTCTGGAGGGTCGTTGTTAGGCTGAATGTGAAGGACAACGTTTCAGCAGCATCAAGCACTGAACGGTACGTCAGTGACGTGCCCTGGTTGACAACACGAGAACGTGGAATGACAACGTCCGCATTGGCGCTCTCTCGCAGCCAGAAGCGGAACTTTCCAACGGGCGCCTCTGAGAAGTCATCGTCACCGAAGCGAATTGTGATAGCGTCGTTCTCGCGTGTGTCAACCTCGAACTTCTTACGGGTGTCGCGCACGTTGTTGAACACCAGGTTCTGCTCAGCGATTGTCTCTACCTGCTTCCAGCGGGCAGTGATTTCGCCCTCATCGTTCATCTCCTGTACCCACACGTCAGTGTTGTTGACGTTGGTGTTAGGTAGAACGACAGTGCGGTTCGGCGTGCGAAGCTCGAAGGTGGTGTCAACGCGCTGCAGTGCGCCCTGCTTGGTGAACAACAGGAAGCCGGTGTAATCAGAGCCATCACCGATGCCGTCATTGGCGTAGATCAGTGAAAACGCGGCATTCAAGTCAGGCTCACGCTCGTAGGGGCCATTGGCGTCAACATCAGTTGGTACCAGCTCCATGCTGTATGTGTCGATGGAGGTGGCGGCTCGGTAGCTCAGTACTCCGTTCTGCAGCTTGTCCGTCTCATTGCGCAGCGAGTACAGATCCATGACAACGTCACCGATCTGGAAGGTCTTCTGTGGCTGACCGAACTTGCTTGACAGCACGCGGTTCATGACCAGGAAGAACTGCTCCTTCCAGTTGGGGTTATTTGGGTCGTTCCAGATGATGGTGACGTTCGATAGGTTGACGCCTCGGCTGTCGATGACGTTCTCTGTCGTGGTGACGCTTGTCAGCTTCACCAGTCCGCGAACTGGAATGTTGCGCGTTGGCTTGTACGAGATCAGCTTCGCCAGCCGCAGAATGCTCTGCTTGCGCTGGGCGGTAGTGATGAAGTTCTCATGCGCTGCCATGTCAACTCGGTACGCAAGCTGCTCGGCAACGTATGCGAAGCTCTCAACCAGCGCGACAAACTCGGAGCTCTCTACATAGTCATTAAAATGCTCAGGGAAATAGATACTGACGTACTCAAGCAGTGCCCGCTTGATGGTGTCAAAGTCGTAGGCTGAGAAGTTGACCTGCTCGAATGCCTGGTAGACCTTGGTCCAGTCTTCACTGCTGTTTGTTGTCCTGAGAGCCATACGGGGTGCATCACTGTTATGACACGTTATTTAGGGGGAAAAAATGCTCACGTACGCAGAGGCTTCGGGGCTTCTAGGTTGGAAAGTATCAACTCTGCGAAAATTAAGAACGCTGGGATTTGTCAAAGTTCATGGTGGGAAGTTCAATCGGGAAGAAATTCTGCGACTGCAGCAGCTGCCTCTAGAAGAATGGATCTCGTTTTGCAAATCTGGCGATGGTCTCATGACCTCTAGGCTATCGATGACTTCAACGCTGCTGCAGTGCCGGTTTGAAGAAGCAACATCCCCAGGACTATCACTTCCTGAAATGATGTACTGGATTGAAAACAAGTTGACGAGCTTTCCGGCATGCGATGAATGCGGGGGCGCAGTGCGAAAGTTCAATTCCTTTGTGAAAGGATATACTCAGCGTTTTTGCTCGGTGGCGTGCAAAGCTGCAAATGAAAATGTTAAACAGAAGGTAGCCAATACCTGCATGGAGCGATTTGGAGTGGCAAATGCATCTTCTGCACCCAGCGTTAAATCTAGGCGCAGGGAAACATTTCAGCAGCGCTATAATTCAACTGGACCAATGAACGGGTCTCTACGCGCAAAAACAGAGAGAACCTTTGATGCGCGATATGGTGGATCTCCGATGGCTGATCCATCAATTCTGAGAAAAACACATGAAACAAAACGCTTAACAGCACTATCAGCAGTTCCAACTGAATTTTTAGTGTTGGATAAATCAACATATCTAGCAACAGGTGCGCGCGACATACAGGTTAGACATACCTGTGGTAGGATATTTGTTACACGCTCCATTCATAAGCTAATTTGCCCAGTTTGCGCCAAACGGGGCGCTAGGTCTAAGCTTGAAGTTGACTTGGCGCAACAGCTTGCCTTACAAGGAGTACAAGCTGATCTCGGCAAACAGCTTAGACTAAAAAATGGATCACGAATTTATCCAGACCTGCTGGTTGATAAGCTGGTGATTGAGATTGATGGCAACTACTGGCACAGCACTGCAAGATCTGGTGATCCCAAAAAATCGTTCATGCGCCAGCAGCAGTTAAAGGAGATTGGCTATCGTTCTCTATTCTTTTTCGAAGATGAGCTACTATTCAAGCGTGACATTGTCACGAGCATAATCACAGCTAAACTTGGCAAATTTGACAGGCGGGTACCTGCAAGATCGACTACTTTGATAGAATTAGACAGCAAAACTGCTGCCGAATTTTCAGATACGTATCACTTGCAGGGCCATAGCCGAACTTCCGTCTATCTTGGTTTAGTATTAGGCGATGAGTTAATTGGGTTGGTATCAGGTGGGCGTGCTCGCTTTTCTAAAAACGGACACGAACTTGTTAGGATGTGTTTCAAGCGAGGTGTGCAGGTGATAGGCGGCGCCAGCAAACTTACAGCAGGATTGAAGCAGAAACTGCGCACCAACACACTCATAACATATGCTGATCACCGCTACAGTGATGGTGAGGCCTATGCTAAATTAGGTGTGAAAGTACGTGACAATCCCCCTGGGTACTTCTATGTGCATCGCACAAATTTTCTTCTACGGCACAATCGTCTAGGATTTCAGCGACACCTATTGGCGCCATGTGCCGACGATGCGTCATCAGAGGAGGAGCTGGCGCGTAAAATGGGGTACTTTAGACTATGGGATTGCGGCTCTAGCACCTGGCACATTTAGGTGTCAGCTCGGTTGGCCTACGTGGCTTTGGTGAGCAGGCTATACTGGAAGAGATCTTCAGCAAGCTGAACTAGGATTGGTAGTGAAACGCTGCACGACACACGTTGGTATAGGTGCTCGTAGGTGCTTCACTTGTAAAGGATGGCTTCCGCCTGGTCGTAGTTGTCTTCAAAGCTGAACAGCTTGTAGCCTTGGCGGCGCATCTGTTCTAACTTGCCATTATATCCAAACTCGTTTGGGTCACCAATCACGTTCCTAACGTCCTTCCCAGCAGCGATCAGGTGAATAAGGGCTTTCATGTCCTTGCTGTTCATCCACACACTAATGGCGCTGTTCTGCTCCTGATCGTATGCAGAAACGAAGTCGTCGTACAGCGCGTGTGTTTCATCAGATTCTGGGTTGGCAGCCTCAGCCTCAACATACGCCTTGGCAAGCTTTATGACAGAAGGCTTCAGCTTGCCTTCGTTAAGTTGAAGAAGTTCTTGTAGAATCATGATCCAGTCCTGATATCCAAGCGAATGGTGTCGGTGATGTTGAGCTTGAGGTACTTCAGCTCAACGAATGCTGAGATGGCGTTATGATCTGGTAGCGCCGCCACAACCATGTCAACGAGCTCAACCCGTGGGTCGGCATCAATGACCTCGCGCAGGTCATCCTTGACGATCTGAAGCGTTGTTTCATCCAGCGGTTCAAAGGCCAGTAGTGGAATACGTGTGCCAAAGTTCGGCATCATCACCCGCTCACCCTTGATGGTGTAGATGTGATTGAGAAGATCGCGCTTCACTGTCTCCATGTCTGAAGTGGAGAACACCTTTGGCCTGTTCTCTATGAACTGCCCTGTCCAGAAGCCGAGGTAGCGAGCTGCCATGATCTTGGTTTGCGTAACGACCTATTTAGTGACTGCCTTCATGCCTTCCAGTTCTTGTTCCTAGCACCCTTCGAACTCGGACGCTTCCATGGCTCGTGGTCTGGAACGATTGGTGGCACGATTGGGCATGATGCACGCAGGGCTCGTGGTCCATTTAGGTGAATGACCTCTCCCTCCTCAATCAGCCCCGATGCAGCGAAGATGTCGAAGCGGTCATGGCTGGACAACCTGACGCCATTGTCACCGGTGATGTTCACCTGCTGACATGCGGTCACGTCAAAGTTCTTCGCAGCGTTGATGTTCACTGAACGTCCTGCTTGCATGTTGATGTCACGCTGGGCAGTGAGGTTGATGTCCTCGCCAGCGTAGACCGACACGCTCTCAGTGGCGTACATGTGAACGTGTCCATCTTGGTCGAGCTCCAGCCAGGTGCGGCCCTTGGCAGTCGAGATGTAGATGCGCTCGTTGGCATCATCAAAGATGACCTGGTGGCCTTCAGATGTCTTGATGCGAACACGTCCTGTTTGGGCGTTGTCCTGCATGATGATCGCGTGGCGGCCAGGGGTGACCCAGCAGTACGTCTGTGGGTCAAGGCCGTTTTGCTCGGTTGCTGACGAGTAGCCGGGATCCTGATTGGGCTGGTAGCCCTCCGTGCCATCCTTGTTCGTCTTGTCCTGACCAACTTGTCGCTCGTAAACACCGCGCGTCTTCGACTCAGACGCAGTCATGTTGCCACCAAACTGCTCCTGAAGGTTGCTGGCTTGTGGCTCGATAGGTGACAAGCTGTCACCAACTGGCACCTGTGAGATGTCAGGACGGTTGCGGCCAACCGGAAGCGAGCGGTTGCGGTGATCTGGATAGAAACAAGCGATGACAGCCCGTGAGTTAGGGTTGCCGAACAAAAATGCCACAATAACGGCAGCACCCACCTTCAGTGGTGTCCACAAACCGTAGGCAGTCAGGCCGCCCGATGGGGTGGCAGCAACACCACCTCGATAGTTGTTGACAGATCCACCCACCTGCGTGGTGTACATCGCCCATGGAATGTTCTTTGGATCGTAGTCCTTGCCGTCAACGGCTGGGATCCAGACCTTGACACGGCCCATCTGCTGGGGATCATTGACGTCGATTACAACGCCGTCAACTAGGTGCGGAATGCTTCTCATTGGCCACCTCGCGTGGGTCTATCAACTGGGGCAGTAGGTACCACAGGATGTCCGGTCTTTCCGGGCTCTGAGTTCTTGTCATGACCGAACAGCACCAACGACCGCAGGTCAAGCTTCTGCGTAAACACACCGTTCTCGATGATGTTGGTGATGTGATGCACAATGAAGTAGCCGTCGTAGAACAGCTCCTCAGCGTACTCTTGTTCAAAGATATCCTCACGTGTTGGATTGTTGCCAGTGATGTCGGTACGTGGTCCAAAAATGTTGAGCTTACAGAACACGGGATGTGACAGGAATGTCTTGTCGAAGATGCCCTGGTAGTCGCCGTTGTCCTTGCGTCGGAGCTCGGGGTTTGCCTTCAGGATGCGCTCTTCAAACTGCTTGCGGTATGGGTTCTCAGATGCTACCGTAGCAATCGTCTCTCCAACTTGCGCGTGTGGCAGGAAGTCCTGAACCGCGAACTCAGCCATGATCCGTGGGTTGCCGCGGATAGTCATGCTTGCCTCGATGGGAGATGCAGAGTAGAACAGTGATAGGTTCTTCTTGTACTGCTGAAAGTTCTCATTTAGTCGAGGGTTGTCCTGCAGTGACTCGAAATTGCGGTAGTTTTCTTCCTCTTCGCGAGTGGTTAGTGGCATCAGCAAAGGGTCATTGCGCCGAACGTACAGCACGCTGCGTGATTGGTTTTTCTCTGTGTGCGTTCGTGGTGCGCCGTTTACCGACACAGCAAAC